GTACCAGTAGCAGCATGGCCGCAGCGAGTGCCAAGGCGAGCGACCTGAGCGAGTCAGCTAAGAGCGAGGCGAGCGACCTGAGCAGCAAGGCATCATCGCTTAAATTCTGGTAAATAATTGACAATTAATCATCTGCAACTTGTAGATATACCTCATCGCCAGCATATTTTCCCTCATCAATTAATTTTTGTGTGTAGTCCTGTCCACCCCAATTAACATCCATTGGGTTTGGACTGCTGGAATCTTTATTATCATGGAACATTTTGTCTATAGGAGTATCTAATCCTATATATTGATTGTCTTGGTCAAACCCAGGATAGCTATTAACATTATAAGGTGGATCATTACGTCCCGCATCAATTAGTTTTGATTTTTGAGATTCTGGTTGTGCTTGTGCTTCTGGCAAAAGACCCCCCTGTTGGTCTAACGGGTCTGGACGTATTTTATATTCAGATTCTCCTTGGGTGTTATAAGAATGTTGTAAATATAGAATCTGACAACGTATTCCTTGACTTCTTTGCCAATTTAAGAATTCCACATATTCTTCTAAATTATTAAAAATAATGGGGTTTACACCCGGAATGTTTGCTCTATTGCTATTGTATAAATAAAGTTTTTTTCCTTTTTGAATAAGCACATTGGGACAATTTTGTTTAACTGTCTCAGATGTAAATGGTTCAATTGCTGTATTAGGTGAGTAGGTGGAAACATAATATAGACCCATAAAAAATATGATTAATGCTATACAAAATATTTTCATTTATAATATTATAAAATATTATAAATGGCTTTAATAATCAAAGAAATAGATGAAAACAACGTCCGTGATAATTTTGATAAGGTTATTGCGCAAGGTCCATCGGTAGCAAGATTCCATATGGATGGCTGTGGGCATTGTACGAATATGGAACCGGCATGGAATGAAACAAAGAGTGGTTTAAAGGACGAAAACGTGTTAGCTGGGGCAATTTTAAATGTTAATGCAAACTCGTTACCACACATCGAGCACGCGTTTAAAAATAGGGTAAAAGGATTTCCGACAATTCTGGCTTTAGATATTAAGGGTGTTATTTTAGATGAATTTAAAGGTCCGCGAGAAACAGCCCATCTAAAGAATTTCTGTCATAAACATTTAAAAAAAAAAGCAACCTCACGGGGTGGCAAAAGGGGCGGCGGAAAATCCAAAAAACGTGTGGGAAAATCCAAAAAACGTGTGGGAAAATCCAAAAAACGTGTGGGGAAATCACGAAAACAGAGGGGTGGAGAATCTACGATGGGTTTTGGGTTCAAAGGTTTAAAAATAAAAAAAAAAAAGACAGGTACTGGACCTGTGGGAAAGCTACTTGGTGCCGAGGAAAAAGAACAATATGAGATTGGAGGTATTAAAATTAATAAAAGGAAACCACGTGCTGAATCTTCGGGCAGTTCTTCTTCGTCGTGTGCTATTTTATAAAAGTATTTTTATAAAAGTATTTTTATAAAAGTATTTTAAATTATGCTCCAATTGTCATGATTGAACGGGGCCACTAAAATATCACTGATGTTGTTGCGCCAATAATCTACACGTTTCTCAAAGTTTTTCTCTTCCTGTGTTCTAGGATACATTGTTGTTTGTTCCATCATTTGTGCCTCCTGTTGTGTAATTTTTGGTTTATAGCCATAACAATTTACACCAAAACGAACATTTGGATTAGCTATATAACCACCGTTTATTCCTGGGCGACCACAATCGTGTTCATGACCTTTAATATTTTGTAATTTTTTCCATTTTTCTAGCTGTGTAGGATAATAGGCATATTGTCCTTCAGACCACCCAAAACTACACCAATCCCCACCTTTCTCCTCGGATTTTTTAATCTCCGAATAATTTGCTAAACGGGAACCATATGCTTTACATATAGCTTTGGCATTTTCATATGTATATTTATTATCGGGAACATGAAATACTTGTTTCTCTATTTTAATTTCGGGAACAGGCTCAGGGGATTGTGATTCTCTTTTGGGCGGTGGCGTAACGGTAATATCTATTTCTGGGGTGTCTGAAAAAATATTTTTAATTCCCGCAACGATATTTATATCAAAGAAGTAGGTCATACCATTTAAAAGGACCAATACGATAAATACGCTCCATAATAATATTTCTAAAAATATTATTCCGCCGCTCTTCGCATTGCTTCCACTAGTTTCGCCATTTGTAGATCCTGTTGGAGACTTCCCTAAAGATGCAAATAAAACATAATATAATACGATAACAATGCTTAATATTATTAATATTACAGGATTCGTCCCAAGGTTATTCATTTGGTCATATGACGAATAAGGGATACCTGTTACTGAATTCATTGTAATACTGTCCATATATATAAATTAACTTATTTTTTTTTACGATAGAATAAACAATATGCCTTATTTGTCACAATTTCATTTAGATTTGTGAGTTCTTTAATATTTGAATCATTAAAGCTATACCACTTACCATTTGCATTTTTAATATGTGCAAAATAATGACCTCCGCCAAAACCGCCTGTATGATTACAGATTGCATATAAATCATAAACATAGGATTCTTCATTATATCCTTTCACATATTTAGAAAAATTCACATCATCTAAAGGTGTGTAAATTAATCTTGTTATTTTGTTTAAGTTATTTGTAAAACGCTTAAGATCAATTATTAAAATTTTAGGAAGGCTCCAGAATATGATATTTTTATTAACGCTTTGTTTTTCATCAGTTTTTTCATTATACCAAGCACAATCCCCTTCAAGGCATTCTTTTTTACAGTATTCGTCTAAACAATCAAAAATGGTAACCTTTTCGGTAGATTCTGGAATGGGCAAGCTGAGGGTTGAGAACGGTTCGGGGACTATACTAAATATTTCGGAATCATTCTCAACTGAGGTTAATTGTGAAATGCTAATTCCGTAAAAAATTTTTAATATTTCAGAATATTCCTTTTTGTACATATTTTTCATCATTTCATAACATGTCTTTGCCAATTTATCGGTGCCGTTTTCAACGTCGCCTTGAATATTCATTTCTACCTCGCGAGATAAGGCTGTGTGAAAACTATCTATAATAAAATATATAAATTCTTGAATATCATTTTGCATAAATCCAGAAAATATGGTATATTCTTTTACAGTGGCTATTTTTCTGAGTGTCTTTGCAAACCCATAGGGTGCGATAGTGCAATTCTCGCTCCACATAAGTTGACGTAACTTATCCCATTCCAATAATATTAATGCTTCTGGGACCCTGTTTAGTTTTTTTTTATACTCCTCATTATTTAAGAAATCATTTAATTCATACGTATGAGATAATATTTGAAGGCACGCATTTAAATAACAGGAGTTACCTATATTCGCTAAACCTGTTAACCCACCCTCTTTATATTTGTTATGTTCCACATTATTCATTAAATAATTATACCACTTTTTATTTAAACATATTTTCTAGACATAGTATATGTCACGTGACTACAATGTTTCAAATACATATCAGGACTATGTTTATAGTTCTCGACGAACTTTCGCATCCATTTTAGCAATTATGGATCGCCAGGAAAAAACCTTATCTAGAATCGTTCAAAGGGGGACGGTGGGTGGACTTATACCACCAGGTGATGTAGATATTGCGACATTATCCTTTATAATAGACACACCATCTGTGCCATCTGTCAACAATCGTGTGAATGGTTTAACCTCTGAAATGATCTCCGAACATACTCGCACAGTTCCATTTTCGAGCATAGAAGACCCAATAAATACAAATTGTCCAATCGCCCGTGATGATTTTGAACCCGACACTGAGGTCACGCAAATTATTGGGTGTGGACATTTGTTTACCCCTTCAAGTCTTGGAGAATGGTTTCGTAGGCATCATGATTGTCCTATGTGTAGGCACGACATTCCCCAGACCAGACCACGTCCTCCAACTAATCCAAATAGACCGGCTCCACCAGCAAGCAATGTTTTCACAAATGCTGTAATTTCACAATTTACAAATTTGTTGAATGCCAATTTAGATGGAAACACAAATGAACCATCGAACAATCCTGCCAATAGACGATAACTATATGGGTTATTTTAAATAACATATAAAACAAATTTAAACTTTGATAACTTATTATAGCATGAGTAATTATAATAAGTTAATTTTAGCCAAAAAGACGCTAGGTTCTTGTTATGTGTATATATTATGGATTACAATCCATTATATGGCTACGCATCTATACACACATTTATGCACTCCATTAACGTTTACGGGGTATTTTCTTTCTCCTTTTTTTGTTAATGCTCCTCATTGCCAAGGACTTAGGTGGTGTATAGTCCATGGTGCCGAATCAATTAACATATTTTGGCTAATACTGGGTTCCTGGTTTACTACAAAACTGGTAATCAAGCCAATGTGTAATCTTGGCGGGTTAACCCAAATAAACAATCCTGGGAATAATTAAAGGGACAACTGGCAAAGCTATAATGGAATTCTCTAATTCTTTCTTTCTTAAAAAAAATGAATGCTTGTGTCGTTTCATAGCCTTTACTTTTTTAACCAGACAGGAAATACTTAGCCCTTTAAATTCGTCACAATCCTTCATTTTCAAACTTTGATCGAACTCGCGATAGGTCCTATTGAATTCTTTCTCTTGTTCTTTCACTTCTGATAGAGCATCAAACTTATTTTTCACTATTGAGTGAGCATCTGTACGTTTTGAATAAGTTCGTAAATCCTTTATCTTTTGGTGATCTTTCTGGGACAACCACCCACAATTTTTCGTGGACATTTTTGAGCAATAATTTAATCCTGCGTCCCTACAATATGGACATTTTACATCTCCTGTTCTGAACCAAGCAATAATACACGAGGTGTGAAATATATGATTGCATTCTGGCAAAACATAGGTTTGTTCCAAATGCAAATGATCATGGCAAATTGCACATTTTTCAACATTATTTATGTTAATATTAAAAAAATTAATAGGTGTAGACGCGATCATATAGTCATTTTCAATTATTGTGTTTAACACATTTTATAGAATGTAATATATATCAACATTTTTAATATTGAGATATGTTAATGAAGATTGCCTTGGGATTTTGGGGATTGACCAGAAGTTTAAAATATACACATGCATCCATACAAGAAAATATTTTGGATGTATTAAAAAATAATAATATTGAGTATACCATATTTATGCACACCTATTGTGTGGACGGGTTGTATTCAAATCCTCGTGCTGGTGAAAAAAATATAACCTTGGACAATGATGAACATAAATTATTAAATGCTGATAAAATACATATTGATAATCAAGATGAAATAAGGGAGAAGATAAACTTAAAAAAATATAGAAGTCGCCGTGATCCTTGGAAAACAAACTATAAAACTGTTGATAATTTTATACTAGCAATGTATTCAAAAACTTGTTTGTGTGGTATGATACATGATGCAAAAATAGAGTATGATTATGTTCTATTTCTTCGCCCAGATGTTAAATACGTCAATAAATTAAAGATAAACTGGTTTAAAACAGTTACTGATAGGGTAATTTGTATTCCAAATTTCCAGTTATCAAAGCGATTTAATGACCGATTTGCGATAACAAATATGAAAAATTATCTTCTATATGGTTCGTTGTTTAATAAGCTCCATAATTATAGTAAAAGAAACCCATTGCATTCAGAAACATATATAGCAACCATGTTAAAAAAAAATGGAGTTAGATGGGTTCCAGTAAGATTTTATTTTATGCGCACACGGGCTGGTGGTAAGATTGATAAAAGAGATAAATGCCTTATAAAACATAAGAATAAGTAAGGGAGTATTATAAATTAATGAATTCGTCAAACAAGAGCATTTTAACCTCTTTATTTCGCAATGTTTCTTCTTTTCGCTTATATTTTTCTATATCCCCTTCACATGAAATTCGCAAATCCTCCAGCTCTTTTTTCCAAATCCGCAGTGTTTGTCCCTTTTTCTTTTTAAAACCCTTAATGTCTTCTAGAATTAGTGAAAATACTTGTTGGACTGGTTTCATAATAGAGTTTGTAATATAAAAGTTATAATCCAAATCTAATTGGTTTCCCCGTATGTATTCGGGGGTCTCAATACGCTCACCCTGTAAAGCCTTTTTATTCGGCTGAACTATAAAGGCATAATCCATCCGATCGCCTGGACTGGGTTTATTACCAGGGTCTCGTTCTGTAATTCTATCCGCCAATACCTTATGCGCAATTGTTCTAGGATTTTTATAACCAGAACGCAATGACTTTGAAATAATCAACTTTTCAAGTGGAACCTGTCCTGTTTTTAATGTCCTCAAACTGTCATGTAAGAATTTAATTGCCTTTTCTATCTTAATGGATTTTTTAACACCCGTATCACTCATTAAGATATCAATGATTCCACCATAAATATCTTTAACAATTGGTGCGTTATCTCGTCTCTTTAATACTAATCCCATGGATTTTCTATAACACTCATCAGGCGACATTTCATACAACATGCCCACATAGCGTTTCTTGCTCATTAAGAACCATGGCCAGAAAACCTTCTCATATTCTAAATCATGAGGATATTTCAAATGTCTTTGTGTAAACGATTTACCTGCTTCCTGTCCTAATTTTATTGTGAGCTCTAGTGCCTTTTTTCCAGTTATCTTTTTTCCGTCAAGGTCCTCCAGATTAAAGGTGAAAAACACACTGTCTGTGTCCCCATATATATACTCTGCATTTGTTTTTACCAAACCATGCTCTGTATCCACTTCACGATCCTTATATTCCGCTTCTATATAATCTCTTGCTGCAATCAGTAATTTCCGCCCAGTCGCAGTCGTGGATGCGGCAACATCAATATCACAGAACGAACTGGTTTTAGCACCTGTGGCACCATAAAGAGAGTTTGCAGTTAATTTAATGGACAATTGTCTTTTATCTAAAATATTTTTCATAAATGTGTCGTTTTCTGTTTTAATCAGTTTTTTTGTTGCCTTCCTTGCTGCCAATAATTCCTCTAAGATAGAAGGTAAAATGGCGCGCCCTCGTCCTTCAGGATATTGCGCATAATGACAAATTTTGTGACCGCATTTAACCTTTTTGGCTGCTGCTTTTGGAGTTTTTTTAACATATTCATAGGTATCATAACGAATGTCAAGATATTCGTAAGTATCGAGATTATCATGAATATAAGCACCGTTTTTATCTTTTTTGCCCGTTTCTTTAATGAGCTTGCCCTCTAAATCATACTCTTTTGTCCACACCTTGCTATCATGTGAAATATTTTCACTAATTATACAAGATGGATACAAAGAAGCAAAATCAACACAAGCTATCGGTTTTTCCACATATAATCCGCGTTTTGGTTCTAACACAATCGCGCCCTCAAATCCTGCGGAAGTTGTGTTTTTTTCTACTACAGGCATCAAAACACCTTTTTCACGACATTTCTTGGAAAGATAGCTGGTCAATTTAATACCTTGTCCGCGGCGGACCAGGAAGTCAATGGGCACGGAACACAATTTAGCCATTTCCACATAGCCAGTCATAAAATCCAGCTTGTTAAAAATGGTATGAAGCAGGTTACAATCTTGCAGACAATATTTCGCAATAACCGCACGTTCATTCGGACCTTCATTGGTCATTCTAAAAATATCCTGGGGTGTAACGTCATCTTTGCCAAGACACCAGAATATTTTCTTATTAGCATCAAAATGGTGTTGTCCAACAATTTCAAAAGAACCCTCTACTTTATTCACATTTGTAATTTCAAATTTCTGACCTTCTTGGTACATGTCACTGGAATGTCCTATGATTTCAAAGACGACATAACTGTTATTTTCCAGACCAACAAGATTTTTGCTGATGACCTTGGTGTTTCCTTCAGCAGTCGCTTCAAAAGCGGACACCTTATCTCGGATAAAATATCCCGAGACATAACTCAGTTTATAAGAAGCAAGACTAAAATCGCGACGGAAACAATTATACAAGTCAATATGAACACGCCCATTCATTTTTACAAACTTCAGATCATGTTGACCGCTTGCCAGAACAATGCTGCTTTCCTCGAGACCACTTTTCTCTTTTTTCGCATTAAAGTCCCACTTTTTACTTAAACACACTTCATCCATATTGCGACTGAGCTTTAAAAAGTCATTTACACAATCCAGTTCCTGTGCACGTTGATACATAAAGTCATAATCAAAACCAAAAATATTATACCCAATAATGATGTCGGGATCTTCGCGTTGGATTATCTCCGCCCATGCCAATAATACTTCCCGCTCTGTTTTGTAGGACTCAATTTCAGCACCCGGAACATCACTGCAAGTATCCAGAGCAATACAATGATTATAATAAGGTGTTTCTTCACCATAACGCATGAAGGTTGAACCAATAAAGGTCACTTTATCACCCTGTAAAGGTGGGAAAACCTTGGTTAACGTTTTATTAAGTTCGTCGATTTTTGTATTTCGGTTACACAGGTCATCATTTAGCATGTCTAGAACATTGGCACCTTTTTCTTTATAAGGGAAAATTTTGTTAAATTTTTTAAAGCCAGTTGCGAATTCATCCACTACCACCGCTCCCTCAGCAACATCATGGGTCTCATTCATGTCTGCCAAATTATCTTCCAAGTCCATCTCTTCATCAGCGGTTCTTTTAATATGTGCTGGCTGTAACATCAACCAAGATTTAATAATAATAGCCAATGTTTTTTTACCAATCTCGTATTTTGGATACACCAAATCAACATTCGGCAAATCATCAAACTCAAATGCCGTGTATATAATATTTACCAAATATTCTTCTGTTCGCGGCGTATTATTTTTCTCCCAAATCTCCATGATGTTTGTAGCAAGCTTTTTATACTTTTTCTTCGGCAGAGGAAAATCCCCATGGCTACTGGATGCTTCAATATCAAAGCTGCATATTTTGTAGGGTACAATGGTCTCTTTTTCTGGCAGCGGATCAATGTGTTTATAATTGGTTTCATATTCGTATGTGCATGTCGTTGTTTT